AAACCTTTTGGACTATCAACAAATAAAACACCAACACCCTTACTACCTCTAAGAGTTTTCATAATCAAAGGAAACTTGATACCTGATTCATCAACTATTTCATTTGATTGTTCGGGGTCATTTATTAACTTGGTCATAGGTTGTGTTAAACCATAATCTGCAAGTCTAAGTGCTGTTCTATATTTGTCAGCACACATATTAATTGTAGTTCTAGGATTTACTAATGTTGCATTAGCTCTTTCTAAAATTGACACAAAGTCTAACCAACTATCTTTTCTGGTAATACTACCACGAATAACAGCAACGGTCATTGCACCAACTTCAAAACCTTTATCATCATCTTTATTATGAAATCTACGAACACCATCTTTAAATGTTGTATAACCACCACTTAATTTAAATAGATAGTATGGATATTTTAACTTATCACATTCTTCCTTTAATCTATCAGCAGTATGAAAGGTCTTCGCTTGTTCAGGTTCATCTGTTACGATAAGTAACCTTAAAAACGGTTTCTCTCCCTTTTCTTCCTTTAGAAAATCTTTAAACTGTGGTAGTAACATTTATTATTCGGCACTCTCTTTACTTGTTTCATCAACTTTTTTACCAATATTATACTTGGCAGATAAGTTCCACTCTTTCTTTTCTTTGAAAGGTAATACTTTAATTTGACTTAAAGGTGCTTTGTTTTCGGCATTTTGTGGTTTTGATATATCAATTAAACTCCAATCTTGTAATAGAATGGCAATTGTATTTCTTCTTTGTATATCATTCTCAACAAGTGTTGCCTTCTTACCATCTAAAGCAAATAATTCTTTAAAATGTACTATGTAATACTTGCCTTGTTTGTGTAAAATGTGACATGATTGGTATAATGTTTTATCTTTTCTACTTGCTACACCAATTCTTGTTAAGGTCTCTCTAACTTTTAAAAAGTCGTCTGGTTGTTTTATGGTGACCTCTAGCATATCTTCAGCCGACCATGATATTTCTTCGCTCATTTTCTTTTTCTCCCGCCTTTAGCAAGGCTTAATTTTATCTCATCAATTTGTTTGTCGTTTAGTATGCTGAGAGCCTCTTTAGCTTTCTCATTACTATATCCATAATACTCTTTTACATACTCTATATTTTTCAATTTGGCTTGTGATAACCACTTGCCACCAAATCGCTTACTCTTACGAATACTATTTATATAGAAATGAAACTGTAGCTTCTTATCTAAGAAATGAAAACCATTCATTTCATTAGCCTGAGCTATGGTATCATAGTGCATAGACAAACACTTGTTGATTATAAAGGGAGGGTATTTCTTTTCCCATGTTAGGTCCTCGGTATCTAACAAAGGTTTCTTCTCAAAGTTGATTGCATTGAGATAATCTTTTAGTTCATACATAATATATTCCAATCAATTATTGGAGCGGGTGACAGGATTCGCACCTGCGACCTATTCGTTGGCAACGAATTGCTCTACTACTGAGCTACACCCGCTTATCATTATTTAAATTTACAACTGGCCATAATTTCAGTTAAACAAGCGACCATATTAATCTCATGGTCTGCAACAAAAGCTGCCTTGTACTGATAACCAGCAATAATTAAAATTGCTTGTGGTACTGATTTACTATCAAGCGACTCATACATACTATCATAGATACCTCTAAAAAGAGAAGCTGGTTCTTTGTCAATATTTTGAACAACCCACTTTCTCATATCATTAAACTTTTTATCTTTTAATGTTTTTACAAGTTCTTTAGTATTTGCCTCTGATAAACTAAACAATATACCACTATCAATCTTACCTCTAACAGAATATCTTTGAAGTTCATTAATAGTTCTACGAAAATCAGGATAATATTTCTGTATTAATTCTGCTAATACTTTTTTATCAAATTCAATGTTCTCGTCTTTTAATAGACCAGACATTCTTTCCATAAATGCTTTAGCAGTTAGTACCTTTTGACCATTCTTAATTGCAAAATCAATAACAGTACACCTACTATGTAGGGCTGGTATAATTTTGTTCTTGTAATTACAGGTAAATATGAAACGACAATTGTTATAAAAGGTTTCAATAAAATTACGCAAGGCAGGTTGAACACTATCAGCGTTCATATAATCTGCTTCGTCTATAATTACAACTTTATGATTGGCGTCTTCGGTAAGTGATACTGTACTAGCAAAATTCTTAATCTTGTTTCGTAGTGTATCAATTTGACGGCCTTCATCTGAACCATTGATGATGATATAATCAGCACCAAGTTCTTCACACAAGGCTCGTGCAACTGTCGTTTTACCAGTACCGGCAGTACCAGATAACAACAGATTAGGTATTTCTTTTTGTTTTAGAAACTGACTAAAAGTTTCTTTTATATCCTTTGAAAGGATACAATCTTCGATTGTTTTTGGCCGATACTTTTCGACCCACAAATAGTCTGACATAATATAAACTCCACTTTATTCATTATTTTTAGGCTTCATTATTTCGTAAGTGATATCATAACCACCTTTTCTATCAGAGAAATAATCTTCTTCTCTATCATAGTCATGTTCGCCTAAAAAATCCATTAATTTATCATCTTCTTCATCTGTTGGTTTGTTACCTATTGGTTCAGGACCACCCCAATCAGGACCAAGATGTGAAATAATCTCTTTAAATCTATCTACAGAACCAAATGTTTCAGCAGCTGCTTCTTCATCTATTTCGTAGGTAAAGTGACTATGTACACTATGATACTCAATCTTTTTTAGTTTTATATTTGCCATTAAAACTCACTATCTGGTTCTAATGCAATCCAATATTGGACTTTTTTGTTACGATTAACAAAGTGACTAATCTTTTGTGATGAAATACTTACATCATAGTCATCTGTAATCATTTTAAAGTTCTCTACTTTGAAGTAGGCTTTAAATGTTTTATCAGTTTCGCCAACATCAATAGAATATTCATTTGATGATTTATTCTTTTTGTCTGTGGCAACCATGTGTATCTTACTACCATTACCAATAACTGCAACATCAATTAGATTTAGTGTTGTAGCCGCTTTCATAAGTTTTGCAAAGTTTTCCTTTTTAAAAGTAAACGATACAAAGTTATCAGGCATTGTAATAGATTTCGTAGGCGATACGATAACTGATTTGTCTGCAAAGAAATATTTAATATTCTGTTTAGACTTTTCTTCATTGATGGTTACATTTGCACCACCATTAAAGTTTAGAGTTGGACTATCAAACAAGTCGATAGACCTCAAAAATTCAGGCAAGTCATAGATAGCGAATTCACTACCAAACTCCTCACCAATCTCAGCTTCTGCTAAGATATTCTTCATTGTAGAAATTGTCTGTACTGTCTTACCAGGCTTAACCAAAATATTTTGATTAATGCTTGAAAAGTTTTTCAATACATCAATTGTATCTGTTGAAAGATTCATTATATATTCTCCTATTATTAGTTTGTCAAGTATTTCAACATACTCTCTGGTGATGATTCACCATATGGGTCGCTGGTCAAATTATCACATTTTCCAGGTTCTTCAAACAATGATTCAATAATACCATCATTTATAACCATAGAATATCTCCAAGACCTTTGACCAAATCCTTTATCATCTTTACAGACAAGCATTCCCATTAACCTTGAAAATTCACCTGAGCCATCTGGAATCATTTTGCAATTTACAATATGTTCTTTTTCTGCCCAAGCATTCATTACAAAAGAATCATTAACTGATACACAATATATCTCGTCAATGCCTCTCTCTTTGAATTCTTTATATTTTGTTTCATAACCTGGTAATTGTTTACTTGAACAAGTAGGTGTAAATGCACCAGGTAATCCGAATACTACAACTCTTTTGCCGCCAAAAAAGTCATCTGTTGTCTTTTCAACCCATACGCCAGCTTCTCGGACTTTAAATTTTACGAATGGTACTTTATGTTTCATCATGTATTTTTACTCATATTAAAATTGGAGCGGAAAGAATGTACTGCCCAAACTTCTCCTGGTTGGAAACCAAGTGTTTTACTTTTAAACTATTTCCGCATTTGTTATTCATGTTACACATTATATAGTAAGTGACCAAAAAAGGCAAGCCTGATTTGGCCACTCATTTATTATTTTACCTGTACTAATTTAGACCAGTTATCTTTACCTTTTTCTTGTGGTAAGAAACCAGCGACTTTCATAAAGTCTGTTTTACAACCTAGGTCTTGTAGTCTTTTTAGACCTGTATTCCAGTCTTCCATAGTTCTTTCTCGTTTAATTGAGATAGAAGATTTTTTAGTTGGTCTGGACACATGAAATATCACTTGACAATCATTACCTGTTTCCAGATACTTGGTCATCATTCTATGATAAGTTCTATAAGCACTACCTTGTTTACACATAAAGGTATGTTTTTTGCCTGTCAAGTCACCACTAAAATTATACTTGGTTGCTGATTGTTCTTTAGACCATCTTTTTGCCTTTACTTCATTCCACTCGTAAACAGCTGTGTCTAATTCAGATAGATTTTCTACTTGTCTAACTATACTGTCTTTAGATTCTTTACTTCTAAATGGGCAAATTAGGTTAAGATGATTTCTGATTTCCTCTGTATCTTTTTTAAGACCAAACTTGTTAATTTTTAACATAATTGTTTTTACAATGTCAATTTCTTTATTAGTTACTTTTGGCAAACCCTCGTTTTCCATAGTTCTAATATCTAGTAATTGGCTTTCTGTACAATCAACTACATCAAAAACCATTTCAAAATCACCACCAAATAATAGTTCTAAAGCATTTGCTCTATTATAACCATATGTTAGTATGTGACTATATTCACTATTCTCATTTGGATTTTTATATACACAAGGTAAATACTCTGTAGTATCCCAACCTTTTGATAGTGAATGTTTTAAACTTTCAATGTCTGATTCAGAGGTACCATGCTGTCTAGCAGTATTACCTTCCATATCGTCAATCAATACTTGTGAAAGTTTTAGTTTTATTTTTGTTGTAATTTTTACTCCGACATTTGAAAAGTCGGGAATGGGTCGCTCAAATTTTACATGAGCAATGTTTTTAGTTTCTATAATCATTTTTTTCCTCTTATTAGATTACGACAAACTTTATCCCATGAGGACAAAATCCATCTTATTATTATTTATACATCATTATATAGTAAAGTGGAGGAAAGGCAAGCCTCCCTCCACAATTCAAATTTACTTTATACTAATAGTTTTAGCCTTCTTATGTTCTGGTACAATCTTCTCCAGAGCAACTTTTAAAAGACCATCTTTTAGTTCAGCACTCTTTACTTCAACATCATCTGCTAATGTAAAGTGTTTAACAAAGCTTCGTTTAGCAATACCTTGGTGTAATACACCGTCATTGTCTTCAACTTCTTTTTCTTCCTTTGTTTTTACTGATTCGATTTTCAATACATTATTTTCATAACTTACTGAAATATCTTTTTTACCATAACCTGCTAATGCAACCACGATATCATATGTTAAAGAACCTGTTTTAACAATATCATATGGCGGATAATTATTCGCTGTCATATGTGGTAGTCTATCAACCATATGGTCGAAATGGTCGAACATATCGTCAAACCCTACTGTAAATGGCTTTAGGCCGGTAAAAATTGAATGAATTGCTTTGTGATTGGTCATAAGAACCTCCTTTTAGTTAAGCAAAGTTTAATTACGATACCTCTTATGAGCGTATCATTATTATTTATATAATCATTATATTTCATATTTCAAGTGGTAGTT